ATGACATTCACCTCTCTGCCGGAGATGTTTTCCTCCGTATTCGACCCGCTCGCCTACACGTTCTCCAACGCGGCGGAAACGGAACTGTTCCTGGAAATACTCAGCACCCGGGACGGCTCCAGGATCGGCTCCAAACGGTTTTACAACACCCCGACCGGCACCCTGAACATCGCCCCGATGGTCCGGAAAAACATTCGCTTCGTCCCCTCGTCCGGCATGACCGGATTCTGCAATTCGGAAAGCCGGAGCGCTTCGGTGCAACTGGCCGTCGGAACGACCTACTCCGAAGTCCGGACCTTCGTCGCGGCGCACGACTCCGTGAAACCGTCCCGGATTCTGACGACGATGCCTTCGCACCGCATCATCGCCTATGGCGAAAGCGACGAAATCACCTGCTGCATCCCGAGCCAGCACACCGTAACGGTCACGAGCGACATTACGGCAGAAGCTCTTACGTACAATGCGATCGGAGGGGAGGAGCTGACCCTCTTCCGGCTCAACACCCGAAGTTTTCTGCCCTCGGTCGGCACGATCACCGTCCGGATCGCCACCGCCGGGCAGACCGTAGCGGAAATCGGCTACACGGTCGTTCCGAAATGCGACGAAGGATGCCGTATCGCCTGGCGAAGCCGTGCAGGTTCGATCGAACACTACACTTTTCCGGTGGTGAAAAGCGTCGTCCAGAAAATCTGCAAGGAACAGGTACTCACCGACGACGCGGGCTACGAAGATATCAGTATCCGCGACGAACGGACGACGACCCTCGCCTCGGCCTTCGAACCCGCCGCCGTTATCGAAGCGCTGGCCGAAATCGCCGCATCGCCCCAAGTCTGGAAGATCGACGGCGACAAATACGAAGAGGTGGACATCCTGACCCGGGAGCAGACGATCGGCCGGCACGGCTCCCTGGGCTGTATCGAAATCAGCCTGCGTCCCCGACAAGAAACCCGCTGCCTATGAAACTCACTATCGACCAAATTCCCTGCGACCTCGACCCGTCGCAGCGCATCGCCCTCGACTACGATGCCCAGGATCTCGCCGACGTGCGAAGCGGAAACGAAGGGCACGCCCTCCGACTGCGGCTGCCGGCAACCCGGGCCAACGACCGCATTTTCGGATTCGCCGCCGAGCCTTACACGGGCCAGCGCTTCAATGCCGCGCAGCACACGGCCGTTTTGAGCGACGGAGAGGCCAAACTGCTGCAAGGCTCCGTCCGGCTGCTCTCGGCAGCGTACGACTCCGACCCGGAGGGGTATCTGATAGAGATCCGCAGCGGCACCTCCGAATGGGCCCGGCAAGCCGCTGCGGAGATGTTCAACACCCTCGGCATCTCCTTTTCGGGACGGCTCACGCCCACGATGATCCGCCAGACCTGGACCAACAACACCCCGGTCAAATTCTTCCCGGTATGCCGCGACGAATACACCCCCGAACTGTCGTCGGTCGAACTGATTCCCGTAGAACGATTCCTCTCCGTGGACGACTACCACCCGTTCATTTCGGCCGCAACCGTCGTGCAGACACTCTTTTCCGAAGCGGGCTACACCCTATAATCCGCAAATCCAAATGTTCGACGGATTTTAAACGAAACGACTTCCTCAAAAAAACGAAGCGTACCCATTGGGTGCGCTTCGTTCACTTAAATTCGCTTATCGAAAGTTGCGTATTTCTCTATTTGTGGAACTCGCCGTTTGATACCTTTTTGTAGATCGTTTAAAGAGCGTTTTAATGTCCTTTGCATAGCCGGAATGATCTCCTGTTCATAAAACTCCCGCGGTCGAAGGTTGTAGTCGATCTTAACGATCTCTTGTTCGCAGATGTCCCCCGTATCAAGGCCACTATCCGCCCAAAACCATGTCGCAGCCGTAATAGGTTCTTGACGTCTATACGCCCAGCGTATCGAGGATGCACCTCTGCCATACGGAAGCGGTGACGGATGGAATATCAGCGTTCCCAGGTTGGGTTCTGCCAGTTCTTCGTTGCTCACCTTTTCAATCAATAACGGAGCGATAGCGACATCCACAAAAAAATAGGTTTCATTCCAAACTGCCAGCCCCAGCGACTTAACCACTCGTTCGGCCTCTTTATAGGCCGTTGTATCGGAGTTTCCTAATATCTTAACAACCATTATTAATATATTTAAACGCTTGTACGGCTCGGAAATGACCGCCATAGCCAGACGTTGGTCGGCCTGGTTGTCCTTTCCTTGCCGCCGATTTAATCATTGAGCTTATGGACTTCGTTTTATTCGCCCCATACAGGCTTGCCGCCGTCTGTACCCATTTCCGGGAATGACGGAGTGCCCCGCATAGCTGCGGGTGCGACGTATGGAAGAATACGGGCAGCATTTTGCCGCATCGGCCATGTCCTTGACGATGATATTCGCAAACGGCGGCGAGGAACTTTGTGCCAACTCCAATTCCTTGCCATTCGGGCATCACGACCAACCGCGTCGCCCTATAAGCTCCCGCGGTGAATAACGGTGAGACTGCTACATGACAGACAGGCTCACCGTTGATGAATCCGACGAAATACTCGGCAGCCACCGGGGCAGGCAGGTCTAAATAATAATGCTGCTTAAACAATCGGGGGAACACAGTTCCCCGGACTTTATAAATTTGAAGTTTGAGCTGGGGGCGGCGTTGAAGGCAGTCCCGATTGTAAAACCGGGCCTCCTGCATATCATATACCCAATCCGGCTGCAGCCATTCGATAATATCGTAGTGGCAGGAAAGCAGGACAACCTGCCCATCACCTTTTCGCCATGTCTTTGCGAAAGCGGCCGCTCCGACCTTGGCGATTTGTCGGTCGATTACCGAAGTGAACTCGTCGACGACTGCCCGTTTGGGCCGTTCACATACCAGGCGGGCCAGGCCAGCGCGGAACTTCTCACCGTTACTCAAGACGGGAAATGGCCGGAGCCATGCCGGGACATCACCCAGGCCGACGGCTGACAATGCACCCGTTACGGCATTGAAATCTCCGTCTGGGGCGATGCAATCGACGATAGGCTTCGTGGCATCCCACCCAGCGTACAAGTCATAGATGGGCTCACCGAAAATGCGGCTGCCTATACTTGTCTTGCCGCTTCCGGAAGGGCCGACAATAAGACCGATTTTCCAGTCCAGCCCCTCGACGGGAAGCTCGGCCGAGCGTTCCCAATCACAGCCGTTCTCAGCATTGAAAAGGCTTTTTACTCGTGCGGCTCGGTAACTGTTGAAGTCGCTGCAATGGTGTTTTACTTTTACAATCATACAGTAACAATTTTAAGAGTCAAACCTTGAGCGAGGAGCCGTTCGTAAATCTCCCGCTGCTCTTTTTCATCCTTGCAGATGACGATTACGCCATACTGCTCTTTGTAATTAAATGCCATTCAAATATTGTTTTAAGGTGAATAATATTTATCTTTGTCGCATCTCACCCACATACTGCATATAAATGCGCCGAAGACGCGACAGAAGGCTCCAGCCCTCGGTCGTGCGTCTTCGGCGCGCGCTTGCGTAAGTATGTGGGTGAGATCTCTACTTACGGCCGGGGGCTTTTTCATGCCCCCATGTTATGGATCAGTTCTTCATCATCGGCGGTCGTTTTTCAGGTGGGATGTATGGATATTTGCGGTTAGGGATGTAGGTGATCCACGCGAACAGATGCCGCCACCATCGACGGGTATAGAGGGGATCGTGCTGGTTGTAGATCGCCTCGGTTTCAAAACAACTGTTCCCGTAGGCGCGGTTGTAGGGCGGCAGGAGAACTTCTATTGCGACCGAAAGGCCGTAAATCAATAAGGGCGCCGGAACGGCCGCCAGCATCCACCATGCGGAAACCCCGAACAGGAGGTGTGCCGCCACCGTACCCAGCAGACAAACGGCGACGATCTCCAGTTGCTGCCGCATGTGGATTTTCTCGTGATTGAGTAGTCGGGCCGTCAATGCGACGCCCTCTTTCACGAACAGCCAGACCAGCACGGTCAATGCCGTGAAGCGGCCGAACGGAATAAAACGATTATATACGATTTTCATCATATTACGGAAACTCTATAACAGGAATATTTATCGGTATGGCCGTTCAACATCATAAAGCTCAAAGTAATCAGTTTTGAACCTTTCGGAATGGTGATACTCGAGTTGCTGGCATCGCCTGCCAACAAAATAGAAAGGTTCAGATTACTTGCCAGCCCCGCTCTGCATCTCAATACCAATTCGACAATCAGGGGCAAATCGTCAGTTGCCAAAACCGTGCTGTCGATAGTCAGGGAAGTGGCGGATTGAGCCAATAACCGTATCGACGAAATATACCCTTTCCCTTTGGTGTAACTTACATTGGAACTTAAATCCAAAGTTCCACTAACTGTCGTCGTCGAAGTCGATATAAGACATTGCGCCGAAATACAGTCGAGCTTCTCCTTATCAAGCGCAGACATCAGCCCTTTGGATATCTGGGTCGCTACATCCCTTGCGGCCTTGTTGTTCCACGATGATTTTTCAGTGTCGGTTACGAAGCGATGCGTCGAATCCTGTACGATCACCGAGGCGGGATGCGTGGCCGGATGCTGGTAGTTGTTGGCTCCGGTGGCTACACCATCGAGCTTCTTTTTGTCTGCGGCCGACATAAGTCCGTTTGCCGATTGGGTGGCGACAGTCGTCGATGCCTTACCGTTCCAGGTCGTTTTCTCCGTGTCGGTCACGAAACGGTGGTTTGCGTCCTGTGTGACGTTCGAGGCCGAAATAGGCCCCTCAAAATCCCCCCCCCTCCGGCATACGGGAGGGCGTTCCATGAGGTGGAGCCATCTCCGACTTTGTGTTTGCGTGTGTCCGATTCATAGACGACCTCTCCTTTCAGCAGGACGGGGTTTTTGGCCTTGAGTACCGCTGCGGTATATACCGGATGCTGAATCCGGCTCTGAATGGTTTTACTCATATCTGAAATCAAGTTATCGTATTCCTTTGTCGCTTATTCTCGTGAAAAAGACGTAGCTTGTATGGCGAATGTCAGAGGTGCCGTAACTTCTCCTGCATTATCTACCCCTGAAAACATAATATTCGAACATTTATTAGTCTTGTCGGTAGCTGTAGATATGTATATCGTTGTGCATGTTCCTCCGGGAGCGCGAAAAGCAGCCGGTGTGAGTACGGACCCGATGATAAAACCGGGAAGCGTGAATTTGGCAGTTTTGAGTCCTCCAAATTGGACGCTTTTGATAATGAACAAGACAAATCCGGGAACGACTTTCACCATTACTCCCGATGCAGACATACTGACTTGATCGACAATTTCTACCTCTTCGTATCCTTCACCCGGTAAGGAGAGTATATCATCAGTAATTCCGTCAAGCTTCTTCTTGTCAGCCGCCGACATCAGCCCGTTGGCCGATTGGGTGGCGACGGCCGTCGATGCCTTACCGTTCCAGGTCGTTTTCTCCGTGTCGGTCACGAAACGGTGCGTCGAATCCTGTACGATTACCGAAGCGGGATGCGTGGCCGGATGCTGGTAGTTATTCGCCCCGGCAGCTACGCCGTCGAGCTTCTTCTTGTCAGACGCCGACATCAGACCGTTGGCCGATTGGGTGGCGACGGCCGTCGATGCCTTGCCGTTCCAAGTCGTTTTCTCCGTGTCGGTCACGAAACGGTGCGTGGTGTCTTGGGTAATGTCTGCGGCCGAAATAGGCCCCTCAAAATTCCCCCCCCCATACGGGAGGGTGTTCCAGGCAGTGGAACCATCTCCGATTTTGTATTTACACGTGTCCGATTCATAGACGACCTCTCCTTTCAGCAGAACGGGGTTCTTGGCCTTGAGTACCGCTGCGGTATATACCGAATGCTGAATCCGGCTCTGAATGGTTTTGCTCATCTTGAAAATACTGTTTGTTTGATGGCTCTTGTTGTTTCGTTAAAGTTTATATAAAAAAAGCAGAGTGCCTCTTATGGTTCGACCACCGATGAGTTTGGACTATTAGAATCTCACGAATGTGAAACTCATATCAGAGGTCCCCCGCTCAATAAAGTGCTTATCTCAAAAAATATCCGGAACCTACATTAGAGCAACATGCTTTGAAATACGAACGATTTCCTTCGATACGCTTTTCCGGTTTTCCCGTAAACATCACAATCCCGCAACGAACCGATGCAAACTGTTTTATCAAACCATACTTATCTTTACCCATATTTAATTTCGTGTCGGTGCTCGTGCCGTTATGAATGATTAACCGTATATTTTGGGCGTATGTACTATCTGCTACCTCCTCAATAAATCGGGCACAGATAGTGCGAACCTTGTTGACGCGCATCCACCCATTCGATGCCTTTGCTTGCTCGATATCGAAAGGTATCGGCGATAGCTTTTCGACTGCCCATTCAGGTTTCGGGAAATCATCGGTATCGACGAGGTGATAACCGATATCATCCGGCCGATCCCGATAGGGCATCACTCTTCGATCCTTTCGATTTCTCCGGCGCTTGTAACGAATGAATCCGATATAACACTGAGCCAAGATCGGATCATCTAAAGAACAGCTTGGTTTTATGAGGAATGAACCTTCACTGACCTTCCATATCAGATTCGGAACAGAAGGTGACACCGCATTCCATCGGTCTTTTTCCGTATCGGTCACGAAACGGTGCGAGGCATCCTGCTCGACGTTCGCCGCCGGAATCGTGTCGGGCGTATCGCCTCCCCCGGCATAGGGCAGGCTGTTCCAGGCCGTCGTCCCGTCACCGACCTTGTGCTTGCGCGTATCGGATTCATAAACGACCTCGCCCTTGAGCAGGACGGGATTCTTGGCGGCAAGTGTCTCCGCCGTATAGACCGGAAGCTGTGTCCGGGTTTGGATTGTCATTTTTGCTGCCATAGCGTCAATTCATTCCGGGGATTGAACATTGGATGACCAGCTCGCCGCCCGTCAGGTCGTCGAGCTTCTTCTTGTCTGCCGCCGACATCAGACCGTTGGCCGATTGGGTGGCGACAGTCGTCGATGCCTTGCCGTTCCAGGTCGTTTTCTCGGAGTCGGTCACGAAGCGGTGCGTCGAATCCTGTACGATTACCGAAGCGGGATGCGTGGCCGGATGCTGGTAGTTGTTCGCTCCGGCGGCCACACCCGCGAGTTTCGCCTTCTCCTCCGAGGTGTAGTCTTCGGTAGAAAGGCCCTTGCCCGCAACCTTATCGACCTTCTGGCCGATCTGCGTGGCAACGGTCGTAGCGAAATTCGGATCGTTGCCCAGGGCGGCCGACAGCTCCTTGAGCGTGTCGAGCGCCGCAGGGCTGCCGTCCACCAGTTCGGCGATGGCCTTATCCACGTATGCCTTTGCCGATTCGAGCGTCGTGCGGTCCCCGCTCTCACGAGCGGATTTCTCCGAAGCCACGGCCGCATCGGCGTGGCTGTTGGCCGACTGAAGCGTCGCAGCATCGCCCTGCCCGCGCTTCTGGGCCTCGTCCGCCACGGAGGTGTCGGTGTAGGTCTTGGCCGAAGAAAGGGTCGTGGCGTCGCCTTGCGTTCGTTCCTCGGCTTCCGCTGCGACAGAGGTATCGGTATAGTTTTTCGCGGCTTGAAGTGTTGTCGCATCGCCCTGTTCACGCTTGCCGGCTTCGGCTGCAACAGAGGTGTCGGTATAGGATTTGGCCGAGGAGAGCGTCGCGGCATCGCCCGCGGCCAGCTCCCTGCGGATCGCGGCCTCTTCATCTTTGGCACGTTCGATCTCGTCGTCGAGTCTGCCGTCGAGCGCCTCGATGTCGTTTTGAACTTCATTGAACGCCTTCTCGGAGGAGGCGACATGGGCGGAAAGGTCGGTGGTTACTTTCTGCACTTTCTTCTCCAGCTCCCGCCCTTCGGCCGTACTGTATTTCCCGTTGAGCTGGTCGGTAAGTCCCTCGACCCCGCTCATCGGGATTTTGTCCTCGGTCTTATGGAAGAAGCTGTCGAAGAGGTCCGAGAACTGCTCGGCCGTTGGGTACATTCCCCGGCCGAACCATTTGCGCAGCTGCGCACGTACTCTGATTGCCATTCTGTAATCGCGTGATAAGAATTTTACTTCGTCCGCATGACATAGGCCAGCGTGTAATAGGGCGGTCGGTTCTCGTGCGAGCTGCCGCCGCCCGTGCGGTCCGTCGTTCCGAAGGGCGTCGTGCGGTCATGCCACGACACGGCCTCGGGATAGGAGTTGTTGCCGCCGCTGCGCCAGCTGCCGTTACCTCCGGTCCAAAGATTCTCCCCGTGTGCGTGCGAGGGCATCTCATCGACGGTGAGCGTGTGTTTCTTCTCGCCGCCCACCTTGCCGTAGCTGCCGTAGTCGGCATCGCTGACGTTGTAGCCCACCACGAAGCGGCCGCGCAGGTCGGGCAGGCGGAAATAGCCGCTCGTGGTCGAGAGCTTCCGGCCGTTGCAGTCGTAGGCATTGTTGTAGGTGCTGCCGATGGCCTTGTAGAGTTCGGGGTACTCCGACTGCTTGAGCTGCTGCCCTTCGCAAAGGGCGTAGCCGTCGGGGATACGGGATCCTGCCCAGATTTCGACCATGCCCAGCGGTGTGCGCTGAATCTTGGCCAGGGCGGTCTGCAACGCCACGATCTGCGCTTCGAGTTCGGGCAGCGACTGCGCCTCGCGGAAGTCCTCCCATTTGTAGTTCTCCTCGCCGACGCCCGGAGCCAGCGACCGCTCGACGTAGGCCTGCGGATATTCGTATCCCTGGGCCTGTACCGGGATCGCGGCTTGTTTGAGGTACATACCGCCCGAAATGGAGCCGCCCTCCCAGTAGAGCACCTCCCCCTCGGGGTGTTCCTTCGTGCGCAGGAACACGTAGCCCTCGTTCCGCTGCGTGCCGCCGCCCGTGAGTACGCATCCCAGCAGGATCGCCTTGTCGCCCGCCAGGTTGCCGATGATCGACACCACGTGCGCGTTGGTCTGCATGTAGTCGAGCATCTCGCAGTCGGCCGGAAAGTCTTTGTTCGATTGCAGGAGGAACCTGCCCTGTATCTGTTTCATCGTCAAATGTAGTTTATGGAGAATCGTTTCGAAGCCAGCTTGTACGCATCCACCACGGCCCGGACCTGCGTGATGTCCAGCTTGTCGTAGAGCGCCAGCGGGATATTCACCCAGAAGTCGTAGCCGCTCACCCCGCCGTAGCCGCGGCGGTTGAGAATCAGGATCCGGCCCGATCCGCGGCGCGGGACCAGCACCTCGGCGTCCTCCTCGCGTTTGTGCAGGGTGATGAAGCCCACGTTTTCGACCGTTTCGGTGATTGTGATCCTTCGGTCGATGGGATCGAACTTGTCGTTCAGCAGCGCCCGCAGGTAGCACACCTGGCCGTTGTGTTCGAGGCGGTAGTCGCTCTCGCGCTTCCAGAGGATGAACCGCGTGTGCAGGTATTGCAGGGGCGACACGGCGGCGTAGGCCATCGCGGCGAAGAGTGGCCGCCGCCAGAAGGTCGGCAGCAGCAGGAGCGCCAGGCGCTTGAAGTTCACGTCGTACTTATCCATTGTATGCCTTCATATTGAGTATGACGTCGCCCATCTCGAAATAGCCCGCGGCCGGGATGCACCGCGCGTCGATCGTAACCAGCACCTCCTCGCCTGCCGCGACGGTCGTCGCCCCGCGGAACTCCACGATCCGCACGCCGTCGAGCGTCTGGAGCGCATCGACGAGCGCCATGTTGGTATATTCGCCATTGAAGGGCAGGTTCTCGATGTAGTTGCGGACAGCCTCCCGACAGGCGCTCTCGACCGTTTCGGCCACGAGCATCGGGTCGTAGTACACGTCCGCCTCGCAGTTGAAGCGGTCGGGGTCGATGTTCACCAGCGCCGTGCGCACGCCCGCGTCCTTGATCTCGGCGATGTAGGCCGCAAGCTGCGCCTCGGTCTCGGCGTCGAGCCTGCACCGCTTGCCGTCCTTCTCGCCCGCGACCTTGATCGTCAGGAGCGAAGCGTCCCGGTTCTCGACCGCCACGGCGTGCTTGACCACCCGCGCCGCCGCGATGGCGTCCTCGGTCATCCCCTCGGTGTCGTAGCGGTCCGTGTCCGCGATCAGCGTCTTGCCCTTCATGAACGCAAGCACCTTGTCGCGGTACCACCGCGGACGGTGCGGGATGATCTCCTCGATGCGTGTGTCCACCTCGCCCTTGTACGTGTCGAAGAGTTTCTCCAGCGCCCACGCCGCAACGGCGAAAATGTAGAACAGAATCCCGATGACGGATACCTTGCTGAAATGCGACGTGAAGCTGTCGCCCGGCGTAAATCCGAACAACTCCGCAACGGATTCGTTACGCATGAAATCCGCGCAGATCGTTTCCTTGATTTCCTCGATCGTTCTCATCGTACCACAAAGTCTATTTCGATACCCATAAACCCGATACCGCCGTAAGGAACCATTTCCGTCTCCTCGGCCGAAGGTGCGGTAGCTGGTTTTATTCTATCGGCCGCCAGTTCCTGCACGACAGACTCCTCTCTGGTTGTCGTCATGACGATATCGAGTTTCTGCCCCGTGTTCAGTTCGTCGGTCAGCGCAAGACCGTTACGTTCGGCAATTTCGAACGCGGCCTCGACAGTCCCGCATTCCTGAACTGCGATATCCAGCAGAGTCTGGTTATTTCGTGTCGTAGTCTGCATCGACGGTCAGTTTATTGTTCGTTATATCGACTTCTACATCGTTCACCCGCATACCGTCGGCCTTCAGTTGAGCCGTAATCTCGCGTGCCCATCCAGTCGTTTCGTGGTCATTGGCGATGTTCGTGATCCCGACCCCGAGGGTCGGATATTCTTTCAATTCTCCCTTCATTGCCTGAAGAATCGCAGCTTGGTTCTGAATCGTCACCTCTCCGACCTGCAGGCCCTGCACATAGACGTTTTGGTCGTTACGCCGAGGATCGATTTGCAGATCTCCTGTCTCGGGATCGATCAGTATGCCGATATTCTTAGCCATTATCAGTGTGTTGCTTTTTTATCCTCCAAATCTTCGAGAGAGATGGTTGCGGCCGCCATTTGTTCGGAGAAAATCCCTGCTCCCGTTCCTCCGTTGGCCGCAGCTCCAATGCCTACTCCTGTCAGTCCGGCAGCGACGGCCGTCCGCATCGTTTCGCAGTAGCGCTGAACGCTTTCCAGCGAACGGCGCAACGCAGCGGCCAATACCAGGCCGCCCTGCTTCCCGCCGTTGATTTCCACACCGTCAGCCGTAACCTTCAACTGCATCCGACCGACCGTAGCCGAAACATTGCTCCCGTTCATTGTGACGGTTGTATCGCCGTGACGGTAGGTCAGCGCTTCGATCTCTGAATAACCGATCACGGAGCATTCGCGCAGCTCGCCGCACGAAAGGTCGGCTACCAGAACAATACTTCCCGTTGCAGGTTTCAACAGCAGGCCGCCGTCCGCTCCGCCTTCGATGGCTGCCAGACGGATGCCCGGAATCTCCAGTTCGTTATACCGCGCCCGACAGGTGTCGCCCTCGACGGAGACGACCTCCATCGGGCGAAACAGGAATACGGACTGTTCCGTGCCCGTAATCTGCTGCAAAAGCTGTTTTATCTTCGAGGCGTTATCCATTGTTTTCTATGCGTTTTCCGATGGTGACAACCCGGCTCGCACCTTTGTCGCAAAAAGTCGTTTCGACGCCCAACACGTAATAGCTTCCGTTCTTGTATTCGTACTCCGTGTCGCGGATCTCGGCCAGCCATGTCGGCTCGACATAGGGTTCGAGCCATCCAGTGAACGAGCCCTCGTAGCCGGTATAGGCCCGCACCTTCAGCTCTTCGTCGGCCCGTTGTTCGAGCGATTTCCGATCCGAAACACCCGGCAATTTGAGTGTAAACTTGTCGCCGCCCGTCGTACCGCGTTCGATACGGATCGTCTTGCCTTTGGCATCGGTTCCCTCGACGACAGCCAGAAACTTCCGCTTCGAGGCGTCCCGGTACTTGAGGTCGGACTTCTCGATGTTCACGGCGAAGTCGTAAATGACCTTCTCTCCGATCTGGGCGTATTGCGGATGGACGTGCAGGGTTTTTCCGCGCAGGTAGATGTTGGCCTTCGTTTCACTCTGCACCTTGCGCAGCACGTCGTACCCCGTCGCTGCATGGATGGTGAAGTTATCATACGTGAAATCGTAATCGCATGCCACTTCATATTTTCCGACCTCTTCGGCGACCGAGGTCAATAACGTTTTCACCGTTACGCTTTTCAGGACACGGTCCTTGAGGTCTTTGCGGAATTTGTAGAGTTCATCTTCGCAATGAATACGCACGGAGTCGTTATCAGTAGCGATTTCGGAGACATACCCGGAAAATTCATCGCGCAATATCCGATCATATCCCAGGCGGATCCGAACAGCATCTCCTTCGGCGATTTTCTGTTCGACCTTCAATGCCCGGTTGAAAAGCGTCCCCGGCAGCGTAATATCGGCCGTATCAGCCAGGTTTTCGACGCTGCATTTGATCGCAACCTTTTCGAGCGCCGCCAGCCGATACTTCCCGATCGTTATGTCAAAGTTCATCGAATACATTTCGAACGTCGTTAAACCGGAATAAAAAGCGAAACCGGATTGTCGCTGTATGCTTTGATCTCGTAGTTCTGGTTTTGCAGGCCTTTTGTGTGCGGAAAGCTGACACTCTCTATGGCCAGACGCGTAATACCGAACAGCAGCAGAATATCATGCTCCACGTCGAGGTGACTGGCAGTATCGAACAGATTACGCAACTGCTGGACGCTCTCTTTCGGATATTCGTTTTCCGCGGCGATAAATATGCCTTGGATCGAAATTTCGTAGTCGCCCTGGCTCCATCGCTCTTTGACCGTTCCCGTTCCTTTGCCTTTGGCAGGAGTTCGTCGGATGATTTCGTTCTTGCCGCTGATCGACACCAGGGGTTCAAGCGGGAAAGTGAACCAATTCAGAATCCCGTCAGTCGAACGCTTGAGCCGCAACGGCATGACGGATTTTATCGTTCCGACGGTTGTCATTTCCGTCCGGATTTCGTCCGCATCGGCCGTCCGCACCCCGTCCGTGTCCCTGAGTAGGAAATACGGAGGCAGAGCTCCGAAGCCGCCGAGGGCCTGCGTCGTGCGGATGCGGAGCGGATCGCGCAAGCCATCCGATGAAACGATGACGTCAGGGGTCGCTTTCCCAATGTTGAAAAATACCTTGCCCATCCTATTGTGCCGTTGCGGCCATTTGCAATACCTGAATCAGTCTGTTCTCCAGATCGCGCTGCATGTCGTCGCGCGAACCCTCGTAGCCGCCCTCGAAAACCAGCTTATCGACCAGCGCCCCGAGTGAAATGTTGATCGTCGTGGATCGTTTGCCGCCCGTGGCGATGGCCGAAACGGCTCCCGCCCCAGCCGTACTGCCGGAGGTTCCGTTGCCACTGCCCGGGGTATTCGCTGCCAGCTCGCCTCCCATGCCAGGCAGGGAGGGCGACGCGATCCCCAGCGAGGTTTTCAATTTCGCGGCGACGTCGCCCAGCGACCGTTCGGAATCCCACCGAAGGCGGATGCCGTCGAGCGACACCCTGGCTTTGGCCGCATGGTCCGCGACCCGTTTCGCCCCTTCGATGATCGCCTGCTGGCGGTTCTCGATATCGGCGTTGATCCGGGCGATGGCGGCCTGGTTCTCGGCGCTGTCGCCCAGCCCCACGGCCTCCTTGAACTTGTACCATCCGAGTTTGATCTTGTCCAGGCCGATCATAAGGCCGTTTATCATCGTGCTGAAATAGAGCTTCACGCTCTCCACGAACCCCAGGAACGAATGTTTCATGAATCCGACCGTGCCGTCCCACAGCGTACCCCAGCCCTGCACCTTGTAGCAGACATAGCCGATTACGGCGATCAGTCCGATGACTGCGGCGATGATCCACGTCACGGGACACGCCAGCAGGGCAAGGTTCAACCCGTTCTGCGCTGCGGCCCATGCCCATTTCGCCGTGGTGACGATCCCCGCCCAGGCGGCCATCGCCTTGGACTGGAGCGTAACGAGGAACATGGACGTCGCCAGTATGCCGAGCGCTGTGCCCAATACCGCAACGACCGTCGCGTGCCGCTGCATGAACTCCGAGACCCATCCGATAGCTGCCCCCAAGGCGTCGATGCCTTTTCCGGCAAGTCCGACGATCCACTCCAGCGCGGTCATGGCAGGAATTACCAGCGGCTCGATGATCCCGTAGAGGCGGAACAGCAGGTCGCCCGCCAGTCCGAGAAGCGTGGACCACTTGCCCGCGGCCGTCTGTCCCATCTTTTCGGTCATGCCGTGGAACTGGCCCCCGGCCTGCGTCGCCGAATAGAATGCTTGTGTCACCATCTCGGCCGAGATCTTGCCTTTCTCCATCTCCTCTTTCAACACGCCGATGGATTTTCCTGTCTTGCGGGAAATTTCCGACAGCGGATTGAATCCGGCATTGATCATCTGCAGCAGATCCTGCCCCATCAGCCGTCCCGACGCGGTCATCTGCGAGAAGGCCAGCGTCAATGAGTTCAATTTGTTCCGGTCACCCATTGCGATATCGCCCAGCGCCTTGATGTTGGGCATGATCCGATCCTGCGCGATGCCGAATGAAAGCATCATTTTCGCGGCATCCTGCAACTCGGCTGTCATGTAGGGTGTTACCATCCCGTATTGGCGAATCTCCTCCCGCAGCGCTTCCGATGCTTTCGTGTCACCGCGCAGCAGCACGTCGAAGGCGACCTGCACCTTTTCCCGTTCGAAACCTGTTTGCAGCGCCTTAAATCCCGCCATGCCCGCCATGACGATTGGATTGGTCAGCGTATTGGCGAACGGGATGCTGTTGAAGGCATCCGACAGCATGGTCTTGATCTTGCCACCGTTCACCCGTTCGAGCTGGCGGATCTGTCGTTCGAGGGCCTTGACCTCGATGTTGGTACGACGTATGGCGTTGATGTTACTGGCCGGAATCCACTCGCGCTCGGCACGTAGCGCATCGACACGCTCGCGGAGACTGCCCAGCGTGACACCGCATTTCTGCATGGTGTTGCTCGCACTGTTCACCCGCTGCTCGACCTTCGCCCAGACTTCCAACGCCCGGTTGTTGGTGATGTTGATCTTATTCAACTTCCCCGTGATCCGGTCGTTCAGAGAGAGCGTATATTCGACAACATTTGCCATTGTGTCCGTTTTTTCGTATCTTCGCTGCGTATGGTAGCAGGACTTATAGGTATTTGGTTCGTCGTCGCCGTGGTTTTCTATGTGTTGAAGGCTGCGCGGGCCGTGCTGCCGTGTATCCCGAAAGCGCTCGGCGTGTTGCTCTGCCTGCCTGCGATGCCCTTTGCCGTAGCGTATAAAAACCGTGAAACGCATCCGTGGCAGGCGCGGTGCATCGTCATCGGCTGGTCGCTGCTCTACCTGCTGCTCGCCTTCATTCTCTATATGGAAAATTAGAAAAGGTCCGGATCGCGGGGTTCTTTCCCCCGTGCGTGACAACGGCGCGACTTGCGGAAAGTGACCCGCGGACGATGCCGGCGCGGCCCTCGGTGTTGTCCTTCGCACGGAAGTAAATCTCCCGACAGTCCGAACCTTGTGATTCCGGGCCTGCTATTGCTGCCGTGCGGCTTCCGCCTCCTGCTCGCGTATCCACATCAGTTCATTCACACGCATGGCCCATTCCCAGTCGGTGAGGCTATCGGGGTCGATATGGAGGTAATAGCGCAGCTGGGTATCCAGTTTCCGGATCCAGTCGTGGCCCTCCGCAGGATCGACCTCGGTAGCCTTTAAAGCTTTTCCAGCTCGGCCTCCGCGTAGGGTACGATCTTGTCGAGCACTCCCGACGCGCCCATGAACTTGTCATCGTCGCGGCGGATTGCCTCGCTACCGCCCAGCCAGCACCCGCGCAGCAGGGTTTCGTTGAACTTCAGCGGATCGTTCTTGCCTGCCGTCGTTGCGAACGAGAGTTCGCGGCGCGTGGGTTTGCGCAGGTAGCACACGTGGCCGTTTACCTTGATGGCGAATACCTCGCCGTGCTGTTCTTTCCAAGCGTTGATTTGGTCGGCTGTAACTTCGCCGATAAGGGTTTGTTTGTTCTCCATTTCGATTTTTTCGTTGTTTTGCCCGGCCGGAGCCGGATCGTTGTTCGTCTTCGTCTACTCTCTCCGTAAGAAGAGGAAAGGCAGCTTGAGGTCCTGGAACTTATCGCCCTGGTTGGTTTCGCGCGGATCCTCCGTGAACTGTACGCCTCGTAGCTTGTGGATCGTCGGGAGGTCGCCCTTCTCCGGGTCGCCGTAGGAAACCACTATGTCGAGCTGAATGTCGAGCAACGAGCCGCCCGATGCAATCTCCAGCGCCTCGACTTCGGATTGCGTGAGTCCGATTTCTCCGTCGTTCGAGATATTCCCGCTCTGAATAGCCAGCGCTTTGTTCCCTTTGCCATAAAGCGCCTCTTTCTCCTTCTTGGTCGTGTACTTGATCGAGCGGAAGCCCATCACGTCACGGCCGCCCATGTAGGCGGTGATATCCTCCCAGCCGTATTCTTTGCCATTGATCATTGTCCTGTCATTTTATGCGGTTTTGAACCCAAGCTCCACGTCGATATACTTTGCATATCCGTTGGGCTTGACGCGCAGCCCGATCTTTACCTGCGAAGTGGCCAGAATGTTCTGGTCGTAGTCGATCTTGCACTCCACGCCCGTATCGGACGAATCCGACTGATCGTTGCCCAAGTTGCCCTGTGCGGTCATCTGCGTCTCGATGGCCTGCTCGACGTCGGCTTCGACGGTCGAGCACCAGGCGGGAACCAGAGTGCCGGACTTCGAGACCGGAACCTCGTCGTTGAGCCACTCGACCAGCTGCGCGTAGGCGATGCGGTACGCCTTGTCGATGACACGGCGGTTGGTCAGCGCGCGGTAGTCGTCCTCGGGCGTCGTGGCCAGGTTGTCGTCGGTGATGAAATACCCGGCCTTGCCGACGAACGTGCGGAAGGTGATATAGCCCTTGTCGTTGATCGTCTCCAGGTCGGCCAGTTCGGCGGGCTCGGCCCCCACGTAGAAGGTCAGCGGCTGGAGCGCACCGTCGCGCACGCGGCTGATTTTCCGCTGGACGGCCGAGGCGGCGATGCGCCCGGCGACGACACCCATCGCGGCGTTCTTCGACGAGGCCGCGGTGTCGCCGAGCACCACGCCCGCGCGGTTGTACTCCGTTTCGGTAAGGTCCTTCAGCGCCGCGGGGTCCCCGGCATAGCCGTAGCCCTCGACCAGCGAGAAGATTGGCGCACGCAGCGTGTCCGTGGCCCAGTCGCCCAACTGCTGGGCTTTCGGCAGCGCGGCGAACACGTCGGCGTCGAGACCCTCGGTGGTCGTCAGTTCGTAGGCTTCGGCCGGAGTCTTGAAAGCGACCAGACCGCGGATTTTGCCGTTCGACGCCTTGAGCAGGGCCACGGCTCCGGCGGCGTTGTCCTTGTCGAATGCGTTGGCGAAGGTCTCGCTCTCGGCATAGCCCGTCAGCCAGAGCTCCGTTCCGTCGCCCGCCTCGGCGTAGAACTCCTTGACGTTGCGGTAGAGGTTCGGGTTGTTCTCCGACGTGACGCCCAGCGCCTCCAGGTCGGCGAGCTTGCGCAGCGTATACGCCTTGCCCAGCTTGAACTTGTCGTCGCCCGTCACTTCCTTCGCACCCAGCGCCATCATGCCGAGGCAGCCGTCCGCCATCGCGGCCACCTGTCCCAATGTGCCGTTGGCGTAGTTGATTCGTACTCTCGGTAACATTTATTTGCGTTTTACGGTGATTACTGCCTTGTCGCGGAGCGTGGCCGCATGGTTGCGGGCCTCGGATTCCCTGAAGAACCCGAACCCGTTGGAGGTCATGTAGACGACAGGGGCATCCGGGTATGCGGCCAGGATTCGCCCGGCCTCGGCCTTCAGACGGCTCCCGACTCCCGATTCCGTGGTTGCACGGTCTGCCGACTCACGGGCCGCCGCCTCGGTAGCCTGGCGGGCCGCCAGTTCCTCCGGGGTGTCGGCGAATGCCGTTACCGCAGAAAGTGGCCGCTCGTCCTCCCCGGCCGTTGCCGGGGTGTCATCGGTCTGCCGATCCGCCGTGCCGCTCTCATCATCGGATGCGGAGTCCGGCCGGAGACCGGGTGTCGTGTCCGGAGCTTCGGGGACCGACGGCGTCGGTTCCGCCTCCTTCCCGGCGGCGGGTTCCGTGTCGGGAGCCGGCTGGAGATCGGGCGATTCGTTCCCTACCTGCATAGACACGTCCGCGGTCTGGACGGAGGCTCCGGCCGTTTTCGGAGCTTTCCCGGCGGTTTTTGCGGTATGATTGTTTTTTGCCATTCAATTGTTGTTTTAACGGTGTTTGAATAATCTGTAAGTGCCATAAGCCACGACCAGCAGTCCGGCAATGCACAGGGCATGCTGCCACCAGGTAAGGCCGCGACGCTGGGCCGTCGTGAGATCTGTTTCGGCGGCTTCCTGCCGGGAGGTATTTCCTTCCGTCCGAAGCTGCTGCCTGGCATGACCGCCGCCGAGGATCGTGTCGGCCTGGATTCGGTGTTCGGTCTGTCGTACACGGTCCGCCTCGTGAGTGGAATCCGTAAGGCGCCGCCGTTGGGTGGTCTCCCGCCGCAGGGGCGGTGTTCCGGTCAGCGTATCGACTGGACGGGAGGTGTCGTATTCCCGTGTGACGGTCTCGACCTCCTCCCCGACAACCCGGTGCAGATGCCGCTCGCCGTCGAGGTTGCGGATCAGTTCCTCGCACAAGGCCCGGAAAAACAGGCTGTCGCGCGTCGAGAGTTCCTCGCGGAGCACCTGCATCCGAAGGTCGTTTTCCGCTCGGCTGTGCACCGCCGCCGTCCGGCGGGAGGGCGCGCAGGCGCAGAACAGTGCTGCCAGGAGGAGCGGGAGGAGGATTCGCCGCCGTGTCATACAGGGTACTTTGTGAACAGATCCCAGCCCGCCCGAACCTCGTCCATGCGTGCGGGCGTTCCGTTCTCCACGCGGCTCATGGCCGCAACGACCGGAATCATCCGCTCGCCGCTCTTGGTGTCGAGTGGCTCGTCGGGCGACACCTGCGCTCCGGCAGCCACGGCCCGGATGTAGTTCTCCGTATGGTTCTCCATGGGCGGCGCATAGCGCGAGATCATCTCCCGCAGCGTGCGGCATCCGTGACGCACCCGGTAGGTGTGGAGCAGCACGAACATCGCCCGGTAGCCCCACGGCATCGACTCGAACGCCTTAAAGGCCGGGTCGGAACTCCTCGTCTCTCCCTTGTATTTGGTCGCACTCCGGCGGATATTCCCCGGGTTGCAGTTTCTTAGTCCTCTGCTCATCTTCCTTTTGATCGTTGAACTCGAATAACTTGATTAACACGGGGCACTTGTGCGAAGGCGTCTTGCAGCGGAAAGCTTCCTGGATTATCCCGCTCTTGCGCTCCGACTCGTGCTCCTTGATCTCGACCTTGGCCTCCAGCTTCTCGACTTTGGCCGTCAGACGGGTGATCTCCTCCTGAAGCAGGGCCACCAGTTTGGACGTCTCGTCGATACGCCGTCCGTTCTTGCCGAGAATCCAGCTTACCAGCGCGATGGCGATAGGTGCAATGACGTAAATAATCCAGGTCTCCATCCGCTACTCGGCTGCCGCCTGCCTGATCAGTACCACGCCCGCCTTGTCTGCCCGGATGCTCTTGCCTCCGGCGCGCTGGAGGAACGAAATGATGTCGCCGTAGTAGAGCGGGTTGCCCTGGTCGTCGAACAGAAGCGAATCGCCCAGCGCGCGCGACACACAGTCCTCGTGCCATGCCAGACCCGCGGCGCAGTCCGTCGCAGCGTTGGCCGCGCTCCAGGGCTTCAGCGTGCCGTCCGTAGCGACCTTCGCCACCTTCGAACGCTTGTAGAAGTCGAAACCGAGGTATTTGCCGATCACACCGCGGGCGGGGTCTGCGCATACCAGGAAGCCGTTGCGCTCGGCGTCCGTCAGGGAGTTCAGCAACTGGTTGTACATCCGTGCGTCGAGCAGGATGCAGCGGCCCTCCTCCGGGATGTCCTGCTCGTCGAAAAGCGTCTGGAGCTCCTCGACGGTCTGCTTGGTCATCCGTTTGCGGTTGCCCGTGGCCTCTTTGATGTGTGCGGCGACGGCCTCGCCGAGCGTCTCCACGACCTTCACCCCTTCGGGAATCCAGTTGTAGATGATCGACTCGTAGATGTCCTGCGCGAGTTTGCGGCGCGACTGGCGTGTGACGCTTTCGCGCTTGTTGTAGGACAGCTCCACCTGCTCGGCATGGGGGATGCGCACCGGGTCCACGGTGAACTCGTCCATCTGATAGATCAGATCGACGTCCTTGCGTTCGGTCACGCTGGCGGGGAAAACCGTTCGGTTTTTCTCCACGTTCGGAGCCGCCCCGGCGTTCGGAACGTGCACCGTCTTTTCGTTCACGAACTCGCTGTGATCGACCGAGCGGGCCGCGAACGTGTTGTTGGCGAACAGTCCTTCGATGATGGACTTCACCCAGATTTCAACTTGTAATGCCATTCTGTTTTGATTTGTTGATGATGCGTTTTCGGCTATCCCCGGCAGATGTGCAGCGAGGCGGCCATCTCCTTGTACTTCTTCTCGTAGAGGTCGGGGTGGTTGGCTTTGAGCTCGGCGAGCAGTCCGGCACGGTCCAGCTCGTCCCACGACTTCGCGGCATACTTGCCCGCGTCGCCGCCCTGCGTCCCTGCCAGGCTGGAGAGCTTCGTGCGTTCCGGTACGCTGCCGAAGATCTTGCGGGCGTTCTCCGGGTTGGCCTTGAAGGTCTCGACGGCGGCATCCCTGGCATCGGCCGAAATCTTGCCCGCCTTGACGAGCGCGTCGGCGAAACTTACCGCCTCGGCGGCCACGGCGTCCTCCTTCTCCTTCCTGAGCCGGGCGATTTCCGCTTCGGCCGTCTCCTTCGCGGCCTTGAGGTTGGCGATCTCCTCGTCTTTGGCCGCGACGGCCGCGACGATCGCTGCGCTGACGGCAGCTTCGTCCATCTGGCCGCTTTTGCTGCCGAGGGCAACGATAGCCTCGGCCGACAAATTGATTTTTTCCATTTGTTCTTGATTGTTGGTTTGGTATTCTGCATCGACCGCAGCGACAAGCTGCATGGGGTCTAAATTCATGAACTCGTTACGGGCCGAGGAGGTGATCTCGTCGCACAGCCCCGCATCGAGCGCCTCCGCTGCCGAGAACCACGTCTCCTCGCGCATCAGCTTCGCCATTGTCGCCTCGTCCTTGCCCCGGCGGACGAGGACCTGCCGCAGCATGTCGGTAAGCCGCGCCAGTGCCTTCTTCTGCTTGGGGCTCGTCGCCTTTCCGCTCTCCCCCGTGAAATAGGGGTCGTGGATCATCATTTTAGCGAAGTCCATCATGCACACGCGGTCCGCAGCCACGGCGACAACGGCGGCCATCGACGCCGCGATGCCGTCGATATGTACGCAGACGGGGGTGTTCATGGAGAGGATGGCCGAAACGATGCTCATGCCCTGGAAGACGTTGCCGCCCGGAGAGTTCATCCGGATATGAATCATATCGAAGTCGCCCCGGTCGAGCGACGCGAGCTCCTGGGCGAAATAGTCGCCGTCCACCCGCGGGCCGATTGCGCCATAAAGCCGCATTACGGCTTCCCGCGGTGTTTCGTTTACGGAATCTATGTACGTTTTTTCCATCGCCGTCAAAAAGCAGCGGCTTAGCCAAGGTAGCAATCACCGCTGCGCGATCTTATCGCTCAGAGCCGACCGTTGCTACTCGGCCCCGGCTCTGTCTGTCCGTCCATAATAAGACTTTGTAGCGGAAGGGGGATTCGAACCCCCGACCTTCAGATAATGAGTCTGACGAGCTGGCCTCTGCTCCATTCCGCGATTCATGGTGCAAATATCGCCCGGGTAAACTCGCGTAACAAATAGAGTGTAAATAATTTACACTCTATTTTTATTCGGCGGGCGAATGCCCCAATTTTGCACCGTACAAACCGCCCGGAAGGGCTGAATAGAATCGCTGTGAATGGCTAAAACGACCAAAAAGCCGAGGACGAAGCGAGAGCTCGACGTTCTCCGGGATTATGCGTGCCGTCTGTTTCTGAGCGGCGAAACGCAGCGGGTAATCGCCGCGAAAACCGGACTGACGGAGGCCACCGTCAGCAGGTGGGCCAGGGAGGAGAACTGGGACGCCCGGCGCCGGGAGCAGAACTCCTCGTCGGCCGCTCTGGTCAATTCACTGATGTTGGCAGCGAAGAAGATTTCCGAGCTGATCATCACCAAGCTGAACAAGGGCGAAACGGACGACATCGACGGCATTACCAAACTGTCGGACAACATCGCCAAGGTCATGGCCTCGGCAAAGCGCATCGCAAAGGGCATCACCAAGGACGAGATCATCGACGTAATCATCGATTTGGAGCAATGGATGATGCAGCGGGCCGAGACCGACGAGGAGCTGACGCCCGAACTGCTCACGACCATAAACAGCCTGCACAAGAAGTATATCGAATACATTTCCGCACAGGAGGCGTAACGAATGGCATCCGTCAGCAGAAAATACAAGGAGGCGCAGGAACGCTGGATTCAGCATTGCCACGACATCGAACGATCAACGGCCAAGATTCCGAAGGGAACGGAGCAGGAGCGAAAGGACCGCATCGCCCGTGCGCGAAAGGATTACAGGTATTTTGTCCGCACCTATTTTCCCCACCTTGCGACGACCGAGTGCGCGGACTTCCAGGTCGATGCCGCGATTTACATGCGGGACCATGAAAACGCCCGCGGCCTGTTCGAGTGGGCGCGCGGGCACGCCAAGTCCACGCATATTTCGCTCTTGCAGCCGCTCTGGCTGAAGATCCAGCCCAACGCGCAACCGTTGATCATGATTCTGGTGTCGAAAAGCCAGGAAGCCGCCCGGCGCCTGCTGGGCGACTTGCAGGCGGAGCTGGAGTCCAACGACCTCTATAACGCAGATTTCGGCAATCAACGGGGAGCGGGAATATGGACGAACGGCGAGTTCACGACGGCCACAGGCGATCTGTTCATCGCGCTGGGACGCGGACAGTCGCCGCGAGGCATCAAGAAGCGCGGGCTGCGGCCCAATTATATCGCGGTGGATGACATCGACGACGACGAGCTGGTGCGCAATCCCCGGCGCGTGGGCGAAGCGGTGGACTGGCTGATGACGGCCCTGCTCGGAACGATGGCGATGGGTCGCGGACGCCTGGCCGTCGTAGGCAACCGGATCGGCCGCACGTCGGTCATCGGCACCCTGGCGGATAATCCGCATTTCCACCATACCGTCGTCAATGCGCTCGACAGAAAGGGCCTTCCGTCCTGGCCGCAGAACTACACGCTGCGGGAGATCGCCGAAATGCGCGGCATCATGGGCGAGCGGCGTTTCCAGCGCGAATACATGAACAACCCCGTCAATGCGGGAACCGTTTTCGAGGAGAAGCACGTCCGCTTCGGAAAGATGCTGCGCATGCGGGAATACCGCGCAATCGTCTGCTACACCGACCCTTCGTTCAAGGCGTCGGCGACGGCCGACTTCAAGGCGACGATGCTCGTCGGCATCACGCCCCAGGGCAAATACCACGTGCTGAAAGCCTATGCCGACCAGACGAAGGTCTCGACGATGGTCGAATGGCACTACGACGCCCACGATTACGTCGGGGACAACCCGGTGCGGTACGAAATGGAGGCGGGATTCATGCAGGACCTGCTCCTCGACGAGTTCCGCAAGTACGGCGAGAAGGTCGGCTACCAGATACCCATCGTCGGAGACACGCGCAAGAAGCCGGACAAATTCGCACGCATCGAAGCCTTGCAGCCCCTGTTCGAGCGCGGGGACATCATCTTCAACGAGCTGGAGCGAGATTCGCAGGGAATGCGGGTCCTCGTCGAGCAGCTCCTCTGCTTCGAGAAAGGCAGCAAAATTCACGACGACGCCCCGGATGCGCTGGAGGGGGCGATATGGAAACTGAGCAACTCCGTGCGTAAGACCAACAACCGCTATGCGGTGGGCCATCGGGCCAGCCGTAGGTGGTAAAATCAATAGGACAATGTATCTGACACCGGAAGAACTGAAAAGCCACATGTACGCCCATATCGTCGAGGAGATCACCGAGGGCGACGAGCAGATCGTGCTGCAAGCCATCGAAAAAAATCAAGATGACGCTCCAGACGCCCTGGAAGGGGCAATATGGATATTGAGCCACGCGGCTCGTCAAACCAACAACCGCTATGCGGTGGGCCATCGGGCCAGCCGCAGGTGGTAAAATCAATAGGACAATGTATCTGACACCGGAAGAACTGAAAAGCCACATGTATGCCCATATCGTCGAGGAGATCACCGAGGGCGACGAGCAGATCGTACTGCAAGCCATCGAAGCCGCCGTCGAGGAGGTGCGCTCCTATCTGCGGCCGCGTTACGACACGGACCGGATTTTCGCGGCGGAGGGTTCCGAGCGCAATGCGCTCGTTCTGGAAAACACCAAGATCGTCACCGTGTGGAACCTTATCAAACTGTCGAACGTCGAAACCATATATGAGATATGGAAGGAGCGCTATGACCGTGTCATCAAATACCTGGAGGGCGTGGCCGCGGGGACGCGCACCCCGAGTCTGCCGTTGCTGACCGACGAGAAAGGCGAAGTCCGGATCAAGATGCGCTGCGGCTCCAACTCTAAATTCAGACACTCGTTCTAATGAAAAAGATCGGATATAAAACAAAGGCGGCAGCCGCTGCGGAGGCAGCCGCCAAGATGGAAAGAAAGCCCGCTCGCCGGAACGATGCGCGGATCATTCGCCGCGTCATCAGGCGGCAGGAATCCGTGACCCGCAAGGACATCGCCGACTGGAAGCGTGCCCGCCTGCAGGCGACGAGTACCTATGAACCGAAGCAGGTGTTGCTGCAACGGCTTTTCTCGGAGGTGATCGACGATGCGCTGATGACCTCGCAGGTGTCGGTTCTCCGCATCGGCAAAAGCCAGGGCGCGGAGTTCGAACTGAAGATGAACGGCCGCAAGGACGAGGCCGAGACGCAGAAGTTCAAGGATTCGGGCCTGTACGAGGACCTCGTCGAACTGATCGTCGAAGCGCAGTTTTTCAACCACTCGCTCATCGAGTTCGACTATGATCCGGCCGGAACGGTCGTGGCCGACCTCGTGCCGCGTGAGAACGTGTCGCCCGAAGTCGGGAAATTCTACCCCGACGCCGAAGGTTCGGAGACGGTGGATTATCGACTTCTGCCGGAGTTCGGCCGCTGGCTCGTCGAGATCTACCCGCGCAAATGCGACCTCGGGCTGCTCAACAAGGCCGTGCCGTATGTGTTGATCAAGAAGTTCGCCCTCTCCTGCTGGAGTGAGCTGTGCGAGATATTCGGCATACCTCCGCGCGTCATGAAGACGAACACCACTGACGACGAAATGCTGGAGCGGGCCGAAACGATGATGCGCGAGATCGGATCGGCGGCCTATTTCATCATCGACACGACGGAGGATTTCGAGTTCGCACAAGGTGTAGCCACGAACGGCGATGTCTATAAAAATCTCATTTCGACCTGCGACCAGCAGCTCTCGCTGCTCAACCTGGCGGCCGTGCTCGGTCAGGACACCGAGAACGGCAACCGTTCGAAGGAGGAGAGTAGCACCAAGCTCATGGAGGCCGTCGTGAAGGCCGACAAACGGCTGATCGAGTCCTCCTTCAACCGGAAGATTCTCCCGGCATTGGCCGCCATCGGCTTCCTCAAACCGGGCCTGCGGCTGGAGATCACCAAGGAGGTGGACCTGGAGAAACTCTGGAAGATGACTTACGAGGCGTCCCAGAATTACGACGTCGATCCGGAGTGGATTCGGGACACGTTCGGAATCGCCGTGATCGGCAAGAAGCAGCAGGGGCTCCTTCCGCCCGGCGGCGACGGGGAGCGGCAGGATGGGGAAGGTACGGAAGACGGTGCGGACGGACACGCTTTTTTCGCGGAGGCCCCGCAGGACGGGGCATCCGATGGAGAATCCCTCACGCCGCGGGACGAGGCGCTCGTCGGGCGCGTGGCGGCCGGGAAGTCTGACTACTGGGACGCCGAACTGTTCGAATACATCGCCTCCGACCTTTTGAAGGCCGTTCGAACCGTATTCGCACACACCTCGGGAACGGTCGAGGCGGCCGTCGAATACGACGTGCCGGACGACGTATATACGGCGGCCCTCGAACAAAACCTGTTCCACTTCTCCGCGGCCAAGACGCTCGCCGAGGTGCAGGAGCTGAACCAGGCGTTCCGTGAAAGCAAGAGCTATAACGAGTTCAAAGCCCGGGCCGCGGAGATCACGCGCACGTTCAACGACCGATGGCAGCGCACGGAGTACCGCACGGCCGTGCAGGTCGCCGAGGCGGCGAGCAACTACCGACAGCTCCGGCGGCGGGCCGATATTTTTCCCTATTGGGTCTATCGTACCGCAGGCGACGGACAGGTGCGACCGTCCCATGCCGCGCTGGACGGACTGACGCTCCCGGCGTCCGATCCGGCATGGCGGAAGATCTTTCCGCCGAACGACTGGAACTGCCGCTGCCGGGTGGAGGCGATCATGGCCGACGAGTTCGAAGGGGATTTCGGCGAGGAGCAGAAGAAGATGCAGGCGTTTCTAACAAGCCCCGAATGGAAGCGGACGACGGCTCAGGGCTGGGGCGTGAACCGGGCCGAGACGGCTGAGATCTTCACGGCGAATCAAATGTACATCCGCAAATTCCCCGACCGGGCGGCCTCGCTTCTCGGCAAACTCCATTGCCAGCATTACGGGCTGCCGTCGTTCGGGAAGCGGCTGGCGGCCGCAACACGGGAGTTCGTCCCGTTCACGGGCGATCCTGCGGGATGGTTCGCCCAAAACGGCCGTTTTACGGACTTCTCCGGCAAAACGATAGAACTCCCCGAGCGAACGTTCGCAACGCATACGTCGGGCAAATACACCGCGGCGCGCGTGCCTTTGCTCGACGTGATCGCCGAGGTCCTGCGGCAGCCCGACGAGGTATGGCTGAACAATTACGACGGTAAGGTGTTCGACTGTCTGAACTACATCCGCTTTTACCGCGACAAGGCGATCAACGTCGTGTGCCGGATCGAGAACGGAAAGACGCTCGCCGTCCGGACGTGGTTCGAAATAGCCATCCGCCCGACGACCAGAAGCGGTGGGAAGATGGCACCGGAGAAAGATCCCCGGCTCAAGTATCGGCGCGGGCTGCTGGTAAAAAAGTAAGGGGAGCCTTTTAACGCTCCCCTGTGCTTCGCAGCCCGGTTCCTGGTAGTCGCCCGTGCTGTTTCAACGGGTTGAGGTCCCGGTGCTACCGATCCGCTTCGGATTGACACGCCCCGCCGCCGTATTGTGCCCGGACTCGCCCGGCCCCCGTCATCCGCGAGGGTTGGCCGGGATGATTCATCCCCGGCGCTGCGCGCTTCGATGCAAATATAGTGAATTTTGAACAAACCGCAATGATACCGAAACAAATACTCGACAAGACGCGGATCGACATGCAGGACGTCGCCGACATCGCAGCCATGACCGGAGTGTCTTATTTCAAAGGGGCTTTCCGGAAGAAGGGATTCGACGGCACGCCCTGGCCGCTGGCGAAGAAGGACAAGGCAGGAACGCGGCGGCGCGGGTCGCTCATGATCGATTCCGCCGCCCTGATGAACAGCGTCCGCATCGCCCGCGCGACCCCGCAGGAGGTCGTATGGACGGCGGGCAACGCAAAAGTGCCCTATGCGGAGGTACACAATACGGGCGGACGGGCCGGGCGCGGCCGGGGTTTTCAAATGCCCAGGCGTCAGTACATGGGCGACGCCGAGGAGCTGCGGCAGAAGATCATCGCACGTCTCAAGGCATACATGCAGAGCCGGATCAAATGAAGAAGGGGGCCTCGCGGCTCCCTTCTTTCGTCGGATCATTTCATCTCCAGACGGATGGACGATGGCGGCAGTTTGGCGCTTTGCCCCTCCTGCACGCCGGGCAGGGTGTAGGCGGTCTGGTAGAGGACCTTGTAACATTCGCCCGCACGGACCGCGGCGATCTTCTTGATCTGCGTGCGGAACATCGGGCCGAACGTTCCGTCGGTGAAGCGCTGGAGGGCCGAGTGAATCTTGTCGAGCAGCTCGATAAGCAGATAGGCATCGGCCTTGCGGGGTGCGGCGGCCGACGAACTGACCAGCCGCAGGTTCGCCGCCAGAATCTCCACGGTCACCCCGTCGGCAATCTGTCCGCCTCCGCCGATCTGCGAGAACGGAACCTCGTCGATATCGAGCAGCGCACAGGGCCATTTGACCGGAGGCGCCTCGTAGTCGAGCTGTCCCCAGTTCTTGTCGATATAGGCCAGCTCGGGGACCCGCTCGGCCAGCCGTTGCTGGACGGCCAGCAGAATCGTTTTGATGTTCGCTTCCATTTTGTCACTTAAAAGAGTTTCAGTTGCCGTTTGTCATCGGTTGGCTCCAGTCCTTTCAATTCGTTCGCGGGAGTCTTCAGATAGCTGAGCATCGTCCGGTAACAGCACGGGTAAACGGGATTCACGTACCGCTCCCAGACTTTGTAGTAGTTCTTCGCATTGTTCCCCGGCTCGTAGTGCTTTTCCACGATGTCGAGGACCAAACGGATGCGCCGGAGTGTATTTATGTGGTGCTTACCCATTGCTTTGGCAGGTTTTGTGATTATTTTTGTAGTGGCTTTCTTTAATCACTCGACCCGCTTTGTCGCACTCCGGCAGGCGGGTTGTTTACATTACCCCCCCCCGCGCGACCGGGGCTGTTATGCCTCGGTCATGCCCAGCGGGACGTACCGCCAGACGCCGTTGTCGTCTTTCCATTCCGCGCGGATATAGGTTTTCGACAGGTTCGGAATATAGGATTCCTTGATGATGGCGATACCCTCGTTGAGCCGTTCGTTGTGCAGCTCCTCGGCCAGCGTGTCGAGCTGAAGCACCTTGCTCGCCTTGAGGTTCCCGTTCTGATCGCGGGCAATAAGCCGCATGATCTGGTTGATCATCGCCTTCGTCTCGTCGTCCTTGATAAGACCCATGACGGCCTCCTTCACGATGGCGATGCCGTCCTCGACTGTATCGCGCCAGCCGTCCACGACGCACCGTCCGATGGTGATGCGCTTGTCGCCCGTCGAATTGGTGAACGTGTGGCTTTTCTGCCCGTCCTTCGTCCGTTTCAGCACGTCGGCCTTCATGTCGAGGATCTGCCGGAAATTGTCAAGCACCTGCTCCTTGACCGTGCGGATGTCGCCGCTCAGCTCCCGGAGCATCGGGAGGGCCTGTTCGATCTCCTCGTCCACCATCTGACCGTAAACCTTGCGGTCCTTCCGGGCCTTGTCGGCTGCCGCCTTCCGTTCCTGCTCGGCTTTGAATGCCGCGTACTGCGCCGCTTCCTCGGCGGTCATCTGTACTGTTTTCACTTCGTTGTCGTTCATTGCTGTAATGTTTAAGAATTGATTTGGTTTCGGAAATTTCGGGCAAGTTCATCGCCCAGGTAGTTGAAAATAGCTCGTAATATCATCGGAATGATTATATCCGCTTTCGGCGGATAACGCATCAAATGCCGATAAGGAAAGCCTTTCATAAAAGAGAGCGAATGAAGAGTGACGGTAAATCGAATGCCGTCCAAACATAGTTCGAACCCTATTTGAACAGAGAATGCGGAGTGAAGCGTGGCGAAATACGCAATGCCCCGCGCCATTTTTAGTTGTCGGTCTATGGTGAACCCGAATCGTTCCAGCGAGGCCAACAGACACTGCTCGAAATATAATTGATCGTCCATCGTTAAAACAGTTTGTATTGTCTGATCTCGAAAATGCGTGCTTTTACGGTCTTGATCGCGGCCGGAGGCAGCACGCCCTCTTCGGCCAGCAATTCGCCGAACGCCCACAGCAGAGCGTTCTGTTCCGAGGCGAACTCGCCCCATTTCCGGCCGGGATGGCATCCGCGGCTCGATCCGCCGATCATCCAGGTCGTAGCGGCCACCCAGACGCCGTCCTGTTGCCCGATATGGACTTTTACATAATCGCGGCCGTTGGTGTAGAGAATTTCGGTTCTGTATTCGCCCGACTGTAATACGGGGTAATCGTACCACGGGGCCGGGAGGTCGGCCCGATTGTCGATTCGCAGGTCTGCGTAAGGATTCGATTTCATAATGCGTTGTCAATTAGGAAGTCCGCCGAGCGGCATGTAGATTATCTGCGGCCGGGGCTGCTCGGCCTGTCCGGTCGGCCGTTCCGGCCGGGGATTCAGCCCGCCGCTGCGTTGGATCGCGCGGAGTTTCAAGGCCAGCACGTCCAGCTCCGGCAGGGTCAGCGCACCGAACTCCTTTCCGGCGATCCGGCGGTCCCGGCAAAAGGCATTGATCCGCGGCCAGTCCGTCGTGTCGATGCCGAGCTGCTGCATCAAGCGGAGCGCCGCCGACCGTTTCTTTTTCCGGAGTTCGTGCTGCGGGTCGGCCGTCGAACGTTCCAGCGCGTCGCACAGGGCGTCGTACTCGGCGGTGGACATGGCCCGCAGACTCGACGTCCGGCCGTTGGTGTACTGCTGCACCAGGCGCTCCTTCATTTCGTCGTCGTGGAGCGGCAGACGGTTGAATAGCTTGTAGAATCGTTTGTAGGTCATGGCGGATATGGTTGTTTATTCGGTCAGATAATATTTCGCGGCGCCCTCCTCCCAAATGGTGAAGTACGCCTCCGCGTCGTCGGTATAGCGCCCCTGACAATATGCCCGGTAGCCTTTGGTGTGGATTTTCACGCCGCAGTCGAAGCGGATGTCGTCGGCCATCTTGCCCTTCGGCCGCCCCTTGTAAACCTGCGACACGAGGATGAACGACTTGCGCGGAAAACGGTCGAACAGCTCCTTTTTCAATCGGTCGAAACTCCGCACGTCGAGGTACTGCACCGAGTCGATGATAACGAAATTCGCACTCTTGGGCCGCTCCAACCGTGCGACGAGATCGGCCACCGTCAGCCCCGTCACGACCTTGAATTTCCCTGCGACATCCTTCATCCCGAGCCGCTTGATCCGTTTCTTGAACGAGAGGTTTGCACCCTCCTCCAGACTCACGTAATCGACACGCCCATAGTCACAGAGTTTCTTGCCTAACAACATGACGAACGTACTCTTACCGCTGGCCGACTCTCCGTCGATGAACCAGCGCTCGAAGCGGGAGGGGCGGCCGAAGGCGGCCTCCCACTCCCCGTCCAGCGGAAGTTCCGGGATATTCAGATTCTCGATCTCCGAGGGTGAATAGGCCCGCATGACTATACCTCCTCTCCTTTGGTGATCAGCGAATGGACCCGACGCAGGCTGCCGTTGCTCCGACGGGCGATCTGCCGGAAATCCGTGCCCTCCGGAGTGTTCGCCTGGGCGATCATCATGGCCTGGCCGAGCAGGAACTTCCGGCGCTCGTCGCCCTCGGGCGGCGTGATGCTGTTGTACTTGTCGCCGCAGCGGCTCCGGATCTCGGCAAACCCTACCGTCTTGAACTCGATGCCGCGCTCCAGCTTGGCCTTGAAGCCGTCGGCCCCCATCAGATACCACGAGCAGCAACCCTCCGTGCCGTTCCATGCGGCCTTGATCTCCAGGAACGCTTCATACACCAGGTCGCCCGCCTCGTCGAGGATGATCTGCGGATGGTCAAGCGTCCGCAGGTAAAACACAAGGTCGTCGTAGACGTCCGCATAACGGCTGACGGAGTTCAGACCGAACTCGCGGGCGATGAAGCGCACCAGCCGCTGCTTGGTCTTCACCTGCGAGCAGTCCACGTAGACGACGTTCTTGTGCGTTTTGGCGTGGTATTGTGCGGCGACCGTCTTGCCGATGTTCGGAATATCGCAGAACATGCCCGAAAGGCTCTTTGCGCGGCACAGTTCCAGTTGCGAAGTGAGGTATTCGAAAGTCGGCGTCTTGACGATCTTCCACTCCGCGCCGTCGTCGAGGCTCACGCCCAGCCGCCGGGCGATGGACATCCATTTCGCGTCGCTCAGCTTCTGTTCGGTGTTGCCTTTCTTGATCTCGCTGTAAACTGAGGTCGAAATGCCCAGGGCGACGGCGTGTTTGGCGTCCGTGGCGTAATTCTGCCTGTTGCCGGATATGGCCAGCACGATGCGGGTTTTAATGTCGTTCGAAATCATATCTCAACGTGTTTTATTATCGTTCTAAAGCTCATGTTTTGCCAGCGCCGCGTAGTCGATGCCGAAATCGAATCCCTCCGCCTCCTCCGGCGGTGCGGCAGGGGCCGCTTCGACGATCTCCGGCTCCTCATGGGTCGGAACATCACCGGGCAGGAGCCGCACCTTGCAGATCTTCTCCCGAGCCATCATGGCGTCGAACTGCGCGTTGTATTTCGCCTGCTCGGCGTAGGCTTCACGGTCCCGCTCCGTCTGCTCGGCCGTGGCCTCGTTATAGGCTTCGATACGGCGGCAGGTGGCGATATAGGCCCCGTGCTGGTAAATATACACCTCCGGGACATTGCCCTGCTCGTCGGGCAGATAATAGGCCTCGACGGTGTAGTCGTTCGGCGCGAGCCGTCCGATCAACTCCGGCGAGGGCAGCGCATAATCTTCGTAATGGACCCGGCAGTACTTGCTGCGCCGGATCGACGTGCGCACCTCCTCGCCGATGAAGCGGTAGAGCAGCGCCTTGTCCACGGGCGCGAGATCCGGATTCTGGTAGCGGCAGAGCACCTCCCAGCGCGTCAGCCCCGGGTAGAGCTTCTGGTTCGGATGCAATGCGTTATTGTATTCGTGGATGGCCCGGATGTCGTCGGCCACGAGCTGCTCGTAGGTATAGGTCGCCTCCTTGTAGGTGTTGTTGAACTCGTCATAGACCTTTTCCTCTTTCGGGCGGTTGGCTTCCAGGCGGGCGTACCAGCGGCCGATGCCGACCTGCGAGCGCTTCTCCACGCCGTACTTCTTCACCCGGTTGAAGTGCTCGGCCCGTTTCTCCTGCGAGTTACCGGGGTTGCACCACCGCACGAAGGGGAACACCACGCCCGCGCGGATCAGCCCGTCGGCGAAGTTGTTCACGAGGTGGTGTTCGACCTCCACCTCGGCCGGGCAGTTCCAGCCCTGGTGGTCGATCAGCCGGAACATGTTCCGCACGCAGTCGATGAACAGGTCGGCCGTTTTGAGGCGGTTGTAGGCGTAACCAACGACGCAGCCGCTCGCCACGTCGTAGGCATAATAGGCTTTGACACGGTTTCCGTCGGCCATCTTGCGCGGCAGGTCGCGGTCGTCGAGCGAAATCTTCGAGAACGCCCAGACCGGGGCCTTGCGCTTGTGGTGTGGACGGTAGCGGTTGTTGAAGTCCCACGCACTGTCGTGCAGTTTCGACCGTAGGGCGCGGTTCTTCGGGTTGTTCAGGTAATTGGCGACGGTCGTTTCGCTCAAAGCGATCGGCTCGCCCTCTTTGTCCGTGAACTCTTCCGGGTCGAATAGTTCCCCGGTTTCCGGGTCGTACACGTTCAGCTCGCCGCAGACGAACTGATTGTACATCTCGGCCACCGTCGTATTGAAGGGACGCTCCGGCAGGCTGTCCAGCGAAAGGATCAGCCGCTCGATCTTGTAGTTCACCTTACGGGAGTTCTGATTTTGGAACCGACCGGAAATAAGGCAGGCATATCCTTCCCGTTTGAACTGGGCGACCTTCTTGCGAAAACGGAGCATGCTTTCGGGCAGCGTGTGGCCGAACTCCCGTTTGAAATAGGTAATGGTTTCGGCCATTGAGTCCCATCCGATACGGCCGACACGTCGCAGGGCATTGGCCGACGCCATCAGCCGCAGCACCGCCTTGATTACGGAAGCGTTTACCGTGTATTCGTTGATCTTCTCCGCCGGAAGGGCCGAACCGTTATCGAATCGGAAGGCCGAGAAGTAACTCCGCGCCTCGGCATCGGGCGTGTAGTTCGCCCGAAGCCACTCCTGCAACGGCATCGTCGAAATGTCCGGTTTGCGTTCCCGAACGGCCGAACGGTATTTTCCCGGCAGGCTGTCGAAGACGATCAAAGCCTGTCGTCCGTTACCTCCTCTGCGAGCCCGGCTGATTTTGCCCCGCCGAACCATCTGTTTGTAGTTCGACTCCGACATGACCTCCAGAAGCTCCGGCTGCGTAATACAAAGTATGTTGTTGAAATACTCCATTTGTCGTTTTCTGTGCTCCCGTGGCCGGATTCGAACCGACAACCTTCGATACTTGACCGGGTCCGGCCATTTCTCGATGCTCTGTCCATTGAGCTACACGGGAGATTATTCCATGTTATTTTCTTGTCTTAAAAACCGCCATGACCGCAAAGGTGCTGCCTGCGAAGTTCGCCGTGATAACCAGTAGCGGCCATTGCTGTTGTTGTTCCACGTAACCGCAGATAACCATCAGCGAGAAACTCCACCACAGCCCGGCCAGCTTGCACCTCAGGGGCAGGATGATGAATCCACGGCCCAGCAATCGGATCATCCAATATTTCAAGAAACGTCGCATGACTGTCCGATTTATTGGATTGCCGCCCGCACTTTTGCCTCGGCATGTTTGGCCTTCGGCGTATAGGCTGGATGCGGATCGGCGAGTCTGTTGTAAATCAGTTGTAGGGAGTAGAGCATGTTGCCCCAAGTCGAAACGGTGAGATCGTCGAAGCTGGCGACCCTCTGCCCGTCGATGTGGATTGTCGTCCGGTTGCTTCCCAAATGGACGACGACCTCGATCCGGCGGCCGAACCGCTGGCGCATGCAGCCGTTTTCGAAAGTGGTATCCACGTCCGGCAGGTAACCTTTGGGAGCGGTTATTCCCAGATAAATCACGCCGCCACGCTGGAAGGCCGCTTTCCGCAGCATATTGTCGCGCGCGCTGTTTCCTTTGTACTTCAAAGCCCGGTCGAGGGTCGAGCGCGTGATTTTGAAGGTCTTGACCATCTCCATCCGGACTGATGTTGGTAATAAGATTTGTCGTGTCATGATTTATAATTCTATTTGTATCATATCGAGAATATTGCTGGTTACCATGCTATTAACAGCCAAAATTGCACTATTAATGTTGTTTTGTTTCATCCAGCGTTTTGCCAGGTTCGTGGCTGAAATTTTGCTTGATCCGTCAGGGATACAAACATTCAATTCATCATAATTGCTTGTTAGTAGCTGGAACCAATACCGTTTCATATCAATTTTTTTTCGTAATTTTACCCCCGTGATACATTGTATCAACGCTGCAAATATATACATATTGCGAATATAAACCAAACAAAATGCGAAGTATTTTTAATCAATTCGCATAATATTTTTTGTCTATGGATAGAAAAAGAATGGTGTCATCTCTTGTTGAGTATTACACAAATGGCAATAAATCACAATTTGCCAAAATGTTAGGCATAACTCCGCAGACAATAAATACGTGGATTTCTCGCAATACTTTTAATGCCGAATTGATATATGCAAAATGCGAAGGCGTGTCAGCCAATTGGTTGCTGACAGGTTGCGGTAGTATGATAAATGAACAGGAAAGGGAGGTGAATGCAAGTTTGCAAGTGCAGGAAAAGTTCCCTCTCAAAACCGACAATCTGGTCGATCTCCAGCGCATTCCCCTTTACAATCTGGAGGCGACGGCCGGATTGGTTTCCTTGTTCAACGATGTCGATGCGATTCCGATCAGCTATATATCGTTGCCGGATCTGCCTGCATGCGATGGGGCTGTTTATGTGCGCGGGGATTCGATGTACCCATTACTCAAAAGCGGCGATATTGTCCTTTACAAGCAGGTACACGACATGCAGTACGGGATTTTCTGGGGTGAAATGTACCTTATATCGGCCAATGTCGATGGGGACGAGTTCGTGACGATAAAATACATCCATAAATCCGAACGGGAAAACTGTGTGAAGCTCGTCAGCCATAACCAACACCACGAGCCTAAAGATATTCCAATCTCGATGATCCGTGCCCTCGCATTGGTGAAAGCAAGCGTGCGTTATAATACGATTCGATAGGCCCTCGTGCAGCCCTATTGCACCCCGCAAAGAGGGTGCGCACACGCTCAAAGTAGGATAAAATAGACTAACTGAATAAATATCAATCGATTAAATAAAAATCAATCCCCAAATTATAGGGCAGTTTCCTGCCTTCTATTCGCCGATTTTCGGGGTTTAGCGCCGATTTTCGGGCGGTTTCCTATGTTTTGGAGGGGGTCAAAAACCGGGTTTTGTAACCCCAACTTTCCCAAAATGTAACCCCAACTTGTAACCCCTGATGTAACCCCAACTGAAAAATTGCCGATTTCCCGCATTGCAGGTATTACACAAGGAAAGGAGGGACGACGCCCCGTTTTAACGTCGTTCAACCGCTATTGAAATAGCCTTTGTAGAGCCAGAAAATGCCGTCAGACATACACGAGGCCGCGAATACAACGAAAGAGGGCGGAATCGCCTGATTCTGCCCTCTGAAATTATACCGACATTATAGCGGTTGCCGGATTTGGTCCGGTTTATTATACCGAAATTATATCAAATTATACGTTTCGTTTTGTGTGGCGCGTCCGGGGTTTGTCGCGTATCTCTTTGTCGTACAATGTACTACCGCTGTTCTCTGCCGATGCTTCTATATACGTTTCGTTCTCCCCCTCATAACCCTCGAAAGCGACTTTCTGAACGGCGAATTTTTCCGCTCGCTCTACCTGAGCGGCGCCTATTCCTCGCGCGACACGAACGCCCTGCGGAATCGCATGGATTTCCTGGCCCGGCGTACGACGACGGCGGCGACGACGGCAAACAGCGACGGCCGTGTGTACGCCAACCCCTACAAGTCGATCAACTCGGTAGGCAATTTCGTCGAAACGGTCAATCCGAACGACCAAAACGACCTGGGAGAAACCCTCACCGATGTCTTTTCGAACAACCACTGCTTCACCGTCGAAGACGGGGAGATCGTCTTCAGACCCATGACCTCGGTGACGGTAGCCTTCGAATACCACATCCGCTACATCACCGACCACCGCATCCTCGACCGCAACCGCCTCAAAGGAATCGACTCCTTCTACCTGGGCGACGGCACCGAGGTACAGGGCGCCCTCACAAACCGCTACGCCGACCGCAGAAACTCGACCAAACCCGCCTTCCAGTACCGTGCCATCGTGTTCAACCACACCGAAGGAAACTCCTACCGCCTTACCTGCACCGTCAACGGCACGGCGGGGCACGCAATCGGAGAGTTCGATTCGCGGTCGGCTCTGGTCACGACCCCTACCGGCTCGACCGTCACGGCCCCGGTACTGCTCTGCAAAGCCGCCGGAAACTCTACCTACACGACCTACACCGGGGACTGGGCGCTCTACGACGGCTACATCGGAGAAACCGGACAGACCGAAGTGGAGATGACCGTCCGCACCAACCCGGTAGCCGTCACGCCGACCTCGCCCAAAACCTTCTCGACCATCTATTTCTACGGTGCGGAACCGGGGATGAAATTCTCCCTGAGCCGCCAATGCACCCTGCGCCCCGACTTCACCGGCGCACCCGGTCTGAACACCCCGATCTCTTTCGAGGACGTCGCCCGGCACCGCGTCCGCAAATGGGTCGTACTCGACGCCCTGCGGCACCTGTTCAATCTGCGCTTTTACACCGACGAGGAAACCCGCACGGTTTACGTCGAACCGGCCGACGACTTCTACCGCCTCGGCCAGACCTTCGACTGGAGCTCCCGGATCGACCGCTCGCAGCCGATCCTGCTGGGCGATGCGGCACAGGATGCGGAACGTGTCCGCATCTACAAGTACCGGGAGGCGGACGGTGCGGTGACCCGGCTGAACGCGACCCTGGAAGAGCCCTTCGGCCAGTGGCGTCTGGTCAATGACTCGGCGGCGGCGATCGACCGGGAAAGAAACCTCGCCAACCCCTTCTTCTCGCCGACGGTCAGCGAAACGGAATGTTATGCGGATGCACCTTCGGCCCTCGTCCTGCGGGTCGGCGACCGCGACGCCCCGGACACCACCGACCGGAACAGTTTCACGCCCCGCATCGTCCGCTACTGCGGCATGCAGCCTTTGCCCGCCGGCGAGCGCTGGGGCTATCCTTCCACCGGAGACAGCTACCCCCTGGCCGCATTCCACCGCAACGATCCCGACAACGGGTTCACGCTCTGCTTCGAAGACCGGGACGGACAACAGGGACTGCACCGCTTCTACGACACCCAGGCCGAACAGGAGAAACGCTGCCAGCACCTCACGCTCCACCTGCGGCTCGAACCCTGCGACATCGAACGACTCTTTCAGATACAGCGCCTCGCCCCCTGCATCGCCTCGACGTTCCTGTTCCGCATCGGCGGCGAAGAGATCCGCTGCACGCTCCGCCGCATCGAGGGTTACGACCCCTCGGCCGCCTCGACCCGCTGCACCTTCACCCGTCTGCCCAACGGATAGCCCTTCGACCGTCCTTCATCCGCGCGGACCGCAGCCGTACGACTCCCCGCACTCTCACGGGATGCGCTCCTCGAAAATCCGCCCAACCCTCCTGCCGGAGCGGGAACGCCGCGAAACCGCAACGCCCCCACCCACAGCCAACCCCATTCCGAACGCCGGCGAGCGAGTCGGCAAAAAAACAACTTTCCATGCAATCCGACATTCAAATCACCAACCGCAACAACACCTGCTTCGTGGACATCGAAGGGGTGATCGGCGTCCCCGAGGAGTGGCAGTTCGACCAACCCTCGTCGCGCGTAGCCACCTACGAAAAATTCCGGGACAGCCTCGACCGGCTGCGCGAAATCGACGCTCCGGAAATCGTCGTCAATATCCGCTCGACGGGCGGCGACGTAAACGACGCCCTGCTGATCTACGAAGCCCTCTCGTCGCTCGACGGACACATCGTCACCCGCTGCTACGGCTATACGGCTTCGGCTGCCACAGTCATCGCACAGGCCGCATCGGAGGGATGCCGCGAAATATCGGCCCACGCCCTCTACCTGATCCACAATTCGATCTGCACCGCCGAAGGCAATGCCGAGGAGCTTGCGACCCGCATCGACCTGCTCCGCAAAACCGACGCACGCCTGGCGGAGGTCTATGCCGCCCGTTCGGGCCGCACTCCGAAGGAGTTCACCCTCCTGATGGCCGAAAACAACGGCTCCGGCCGCTGGCTCTCTCCGCAGGAGGCACTCGCCGCCGGACTCGTCGATCGGATCATCGAACCCGCCGCTACGGAAAAAACGCCTGCGGCACAGGCGACGCCGGCCGGACAATGGCGCAGGCTGCTCGGCAAGCTGGGACTCGTCCGTCCGGCAGACGCCCTTCCCCCCGACCGCAACATCCTCCATTTCGGCGACCCGGAAAAAGGGTCCGGCCTCCGCACTTCGGAACTCGCCCTGCACGAAGGCCAGCAATTCGCGGCTCCGACCCGCACGCTCCCCCGCGAAGATCCGTCGATCGGAGAAACGACTCCCTCGGCCAACCAGCGAGCCTATGCCGAAGATGCGAAGCAACTGATCCGGTAAAACCCTCCCGCCGAGGATCCGGCGCCCCGCCTTCGGATACCCTCCGCAAAACCGCTACACCCGAACCGATTCTATTCGTTCGAACAACCCATTCAATCACCAAAAATCAAATTATCTCATGAGCGCACTCGAAAATGCCAAAACCTACACCGGCAAAAACCTCGAAACGATCTTTTTCCGCCCGATGCTGAGCGGTCCTTCGGCCATCGACCTGGGCGTCCGCGTCCTTTACAACATGCCCGTACCGACGACAGTGCAGATGTGGGAGCCCAAAACCGACATCCTGCAAAAATTCACCGCGGCAGGCTGGAGCGGCGGCGCCGGCTCGAAAAAACTCCAGAAAACCATCCCTCTCAACCGCGTGAAAGCCGAACTGGGCTACTCGGCCGCAGACTACTTCTCGCTGGTCTATGAGCTGATTACCAACCGTCCCGAGGTCAATATGGAGGATCTCACGGGCACCGAACTCGAAGAGGCCGAAACCACGCTCTTCAAACAGGCCATCGCCGAAAGCATCCGCTCGACGATGTGGGTGGGCGACACGTCGGCCGAAAGCGGCGCGAACACCTTCGACGGATTTCTCAAAACCATCGCCACCTACTCGAACAACAACAAGGTCTATACCTACAATTACGAAACGGACGCCATGAACACACCGGCCAACTCGGTCGCCATGTTCGACGATCTCTGGAAAAATGCGGACGAACGCCTGAAAGACCTCAAAGCCGAGGGGCAACTGGCCTTCTTCGTTTCGTCGGACGTTTACAGCGCCTACGAGAAGCACCTCGACAGCATGAGCACGGACGGCGCCTACACCGACTATATCAACGGCCGTCAAAACCTGCTGTATCACGGCATTCCCGTCGTGGATCTGCGCATCTCGTCCTACCTGGCCAAACTGAGTTCTTCGTCGCCCGTACCCAAGTCGTTCTGCATCCTGACCGACCGCCGCAACCTGGTGCTGGCCGTCAATACGGCCGACTTCCCCGGCAACGAAATCCGCATGTGGTACAACCCCGACGAAATGGAGAACCGCCAGCGCGCCGTCTTCATGGCCGGCTGCGACGTGCTCGACGAAGGACTGGTCGCATTCGCATCGCGCATCTGACCATGTCCGGAACCACTCCCTACGCCCGGCCCCTAAAGCCTGCGGGAGGCATCGAAGCCGTCTGGCTGATCCCGGCCTCCGACATCGTATCGGCCACCTACGGCGACGGCTGCTGCACAGGGCTGACGCTGCGAGCGGGGGCATCGGCCGATCAATGGCTGATCCTGGAACAGTCCTCGTCGTTCCGGGAAGAGAACCTGAATCCGGACGGACCTCCGCGCTTCCGCCATACGCTCACGCTGGTCGCCGATCCCGAAGAAATCCGGGACCGCCTCGGCGAACGACAGCTCGCACGGCTCGCGACCGAAGGCACGGTCGCCCGCATCGAAACCGCATCGGGCGTCTTCCTGCTGGCGGGAAGGTCGGAAAAATTCGGAGCCGAGCAACCCCTGCGGCTCACGGAGATCCGGTACGAATCCCAAACGAAATTCGCCGCACGTCCCGTCCTCGTCCTGACGCTGGCCGGCGAGGATACGGCCCCGGCACCGCCCATCCGGGAACAATAACCGACAGAGGCTGTCCGGCAACCCGTCCGGCAGCCTCTGTTTTTCAAACCAATACCCATGAACACGAAACAGAAACTCAAGAAAACGGCGCTGGTGAAGGCCGTCCGCCGCGACGACCCCTACCTCACGCTCGGCGCCGCACGGGTCGAAAGCGACAAATTCTGGCGCTGGGGCGACGACAACCTCTTCCCCACAGCCCTGGCCCTTATGTCGCGCCGCTCGACCACGCACCGCCGCATCATCAACGACAAGGCCGACTACATCTCCGGCAAAGGCTTCACGTTCGATCCGGAAGTCCCCCTGCTGGGCGCCTTCGTCGCGCAAGTCAATGGATCGGGCGAATCCCTGCGGCAGGTATGCAGCAAGCTGTCCTTCGACAAGTCGCTCTTCGGCAACGCCTTCCTGGAAGTCGTCACCGACGAAAAGCACTCGTTCCTGGCCCTCTACCATCAGGACGCCTCGCGCTGCCACGTAGCCAAAGACTCACGGCACATCCTGCTCCACCACGACTGGTCCCGTTTCTCGGCTGCGGACGCCCGCACGCTGCCCCTCTACCCGCTTTTCGAACGGCAGGACGACGGCACGCTCCGCGCGATCGTCCACTACAAGGACTACGAACCGATGTTCGAGCACTACGGCGTACCGCCCTACATCGCCGGGTTCGGCGTGTCGGCCATCGCCTACAAGACCGACCGCTGGAATATCTCGCGGCTCGACAACTCGTTCCAACTCTCGGGCGTGATGATGCTCGACAGCACGATGGACGACGAGGCGCAGGCCGAACGGATCATGCGCACGGCCGAGGAGAAATTCGCCGGCAACCCCGGGCAGGTGATGTTCGTACTGCGCGAAGGGGCTGCAGAGGACCACTCGCGCTTCATCCCCATCGCCTCGCAGAACGAAGGCGACTGGCGGTCGCTGCACGAACAGGCCACTTCGGACATCGTGGTCGCCCATTCGTGGTTCCGGACCCTGAGCGGACTGGACTACGCCTCGGGCTTCAGCGCCGAACGCATCCTGCACGAATACGAAATCGCCCTCAACACGGTCATCCTGGGCGAACAGGCCGAGCTGCTGGAGCCGATCCGCGAAATCATCGGACGCATCCTCGGCGCCGACCCCTCGTCGCTCGAAATCGTCAATCGTCCGCCGACCCGCTCCAAACCCCTTTATATGAAAGTCTGGGAGGCCCGCAAAGCCGACGGCCTGGACTACGACCCCGAAGACGAACGCCAGCAACATTTCCTGGCCGAAATCACCAAGTATAACCTCCGAAGCATCGACTGACCATGACCACCCTCGTAACCCCGCGCGAGGTCATCGACCTCGCTTTCGCCGACGGCGGCTACCTGCCGCCCGAAGCGATCGGCACCGTCGATATCGCGGCGGCGGAAGCCCGCTATCTCCTCCCCGTGACCGGCCCGGCACTCTGGCAGAAACTCGCCGAAGGAGAGTACCCGACCCTGCGCGAAGAGTTCGCAGCGCCGGCTGCCGCCTGCGCCGTGCGCGTCGCCATGCAACCCGCGCTCGATCTGCACGGCGGAGCGGGCGGCACGACCGTCACCAAATCCTCCGCCTGCCAGCCGGCCGGACAACAGCAGCTCGCCGCATCGCACCGGGCCTTGCGGAACCGGCTCTCGGCGCTGTTGCACGCCCTCTCGGATCACCTCGACGCACACCCGTCCGATTACCCGGAATACGCTCCCGAAAAGAACGTCCTGCACCGGGTGCTGATCGCGGGCGGCCTCGTCCTGAAGCCATAG